GGGAAGAGCTGCTCGCCGCTCTGAAGAACGAGCACGGCATCGACGTCGCCGCGCTGCAGGCTGCCGCCGCTGCCCCGCCCGCGCCGGACACCGCCGAGCTGTCCTCCGCGCTCGTGCAGGCGCTGACGGACGCCGGCATCGTGAAGCTGAGCGGTGGCGCCGAAGAGGGCCAGGTCAGCCTGTCGGACGTGACTGCTGCCGTTGTCGAGCTGGCCTCCGACAACAAGAACCTGCGCGGCGAGGTCGGGACCCTGCAGCGCAAGGGCGCCGAGACCGAGGTGGACGGCTACATCGCGGCCGGGAGGCTGCTGCCCAAGACGCGGGAGACCGCGGTCGGGCTGGCGCTGTCCAACCGTGATGCGCTGGACGCCATTCTCGCCCCCGAGAACTCGCCTTACGTCCAGCTCAGCCGCCAGGAAGGCGTCGGCGGGACGGACGGGGAGCAGCGCCAGGAGCAGGACATCGACGCAGAGGTGGCCCGTCTCACGGCGCAGCACAAGGATTTCTTCGCGCCGGACGGCACCCGGAACTAACCGGGCCTAGCAGGAGGAGCACAGGGCGATGCCAGGCAGCGACAGCGTGGAGTTCGACTACCCCCCGGGCTACGTCAAGCCGACGCATGAGTACGGCGCGCCGTTCGGCGATGAGTTCCACGCCGAGGCGGTCCAGGAACTCCTGCTGTCCATGGCCGGGTACACCCAGCGCGGTGTCACCCTCGCCGGGGGCCAGGGCACGCTGCCGACCGGCTGCGTGATTGCCAGGCACACCGGGTCAGGCAAGTACTTCGCCTACAACGCCGCGGCGACCGACGGCCGCCAGACCCCGGTCGGCGTGCTGCGCGACGCCCGCGACACCGGCGGCCCCGGCTCAGCGAGCCTGTCGGCATACAACGCGAACACCAACGCGGTCAACCCGGACGGCATCACGCTGGCCGGCTCGGCGGGCACCGGCCTGTTCCCGGCCAGCCCGGCAGGCAAGGTCGCGACCGACGCGCTCGGCAACGTGGTGGTCCGCGGCATCCTGAACGGCAACGTGGTCTCCGGCACCGACACCACCAACGTGCTGCAGAACGGCGTCGGGTCCGGTGCCGGCCAGGTGCTCTCGCTGCTCGGCGCCCGGTACGTGCCGTGGGGCGGAGCGGTGTCCGGCGTGCCGGCGAACTTCCCCGGCGGCCCCATGGACGGCGTGCCCCCGGTCAACGGCACCGTGCCGACCGGCATCGGGGTGAACGCCTTCATCTTCTAGCCCGGCCGATTCTCCGGACGTGCTCCTACGCCAGTGCAATGTGCGGGCGCTCCTTCGCGCGATGGAAGAGCGTCTTGAGCGCAGGCTGTCCGCCATCGACAAGAAACTAGAGGAAATCATGGCAGCTCAGGACGACATCAACGCCGCCGTAGCTCAGATGCAGGCGACCATGACCGACGTCGGGAACCAGGTCACCCAGCTGGGCACCGACGTCACCGCCATCCAGGCCGAGATCGCCAACCTTCCCGCGGGCGTGGACACCACCGCGCTGAACGCCGCCGTCGCTCAGCTCGCGACGACCCAGCAGGCGCTGGACACCGCCGTCGGCTCGGTCACGGCCATCGTGCCGCCGACTCCGCCGTCGCCCTGACGGACGCTAGTGCGGCTGTGCCCCGGGACCCCCGCATCCCGGGGCACAGCTGTCTGCTGTAGTAAGAATCGTGACGTCCCGGTTCCTTGACTGGAAAGCCACGCATGCGGGCAAGCGCAAGTTCCGCAGCCAGCGCCAGGCGTGGCTGTTCATTGCGCGGATATGGCTGCGCGAGCGCCACACTGATACCTTGCATCCCTACGTCTGCCAGTGGGGGCCTCGCTGGGAGGACGGGCGCCGGGCTGCGGCACCGCACATCCATATCGGGCACGGCAGGTACACCCTCCGTCAGCGCGCCCTGCGCCCGGCTTACCTGTACGTCGTGTGGCCTTGCTACCGGGTTCGCGCTAGGTGGAGGAAGTACCGCAGGCGGTCCTGTCCGATTAGGCAGGGTAACCGTTTAGGCGGCCAGGCCAGCCAAGTGGCCCTGAGATACGGGCGGCGCAGGCCGGGCACCCACGCGAGGTGTCGCTGCTAACCAAGCGAACCCAGACGTTAAGGGGACACCAGTGCCTGACATCAGCCTTCTGGAACCCGTGGTGCTCAGAGGCGTGGTTGAGAAGTTCGTGACGCCTGAGACCCTGGTCCTGCTGAACCGGCTGGACCAGACGCCCTGGCCGTTCCCGTCGGCGACGTGGGACGTGGTGAAGGGCAGCCGGGCCGTCGCGAAGCCGAACGTGCCGAACTCCGAGGCGCACATCATCTCGCGCCTGGGCCGGAGCCAGGAGTCGGCCAGCTTCATTTACCTCCGCGAGAAGAAGGTCTTCGAGCCGACCACGCTGCACTGGCTGCGCACGCCGGGCGAGATCGCCCGCATCAATGCCGAGCGCGCCGTGCTCCGCGAGATCAACGACCTCAACATGAGGTTCGACAACTTCGCGGAGTGGTCCTGCTGGCAGGCGCTGGGCGGCGCCATCCAGTACAACTACGCGGACATCCAGGCCACGGTCGACTACAAGTTCCCGTCGTCGCACTTCGTGACGCCGGCGACCGCGTGGCTGACCAACACCGCGCTCGGGTACTACACCGCGGGCGGCGCCAGCTCGAACAGCGGCGCAGCGGGCAGCGCGTCCACCCTCGGCCAGGCCAACACCCAGCTGAACAGCGGCGGCTCGGTCACCTACGCCACGCCGGTGTCCATCCTGGAGGACGTCCGGTCCTGGAAGCGGCTGCTGCAGGTGCACGGCCGCGTGCCGGCCAAGGAAGTCTTTGCGACCTCGGTCACGATGATGGCGCTGATGGAGGCGTGGGTCAGCGCGACTCAGGCGTCCACCGTCTCGATTCCGGCGACCATGCTGTCCGACCGGATGAAGGACGAGTTCTACTCCACCGGCGTCCTGACCGGCTTCATGGGCCTGGTCTGGAACACCGTGGAGCAGGTCTTCGAGTCCGACCTCGGCAACCTGACGTTCTTCGTCCCGGACGGCCAGCTGTACCTCGGGAACTACAACGACCAGCGGCCGGTCGAGCTGCTCATCGGCCCGACTGCCGATGACGAGGCGCCCGAGGGCTTCACCGGCAAGTACGCCAAGACCTGGAAGGAGAAGGACCCTTCCGCGAGGCAGTACCTGCTGGAGTGGCACATGCTCCCGATCATCACCCGCCCGGAGCAGATGCTGGTCGCCACCAACATCATCGCCGGCGGTGCCGCAGCGCCCGCGGGCTACTACGCGGGCTCGGTGGGCAACAAGCCGGGCGGCGGCAACATCGACTAGGGTCTTGCTTGCGGTACTCCTTGTGCACCGCGCCTATCCGGTACCCCTGGCCAGCCTCGGTCAGGGGTACTGGCTTTCCGGGACGTAGTAACTGATGTGCCGCAGTACGGGGAATGCTCCCGGCCTCGGCACCGGGCACGAAGGAGGGGCGGACGCTATGCGAGCCTGGAACGGGACATGCGGGCCGCGGCCCGCAGCGAGGTTCTCCGGGCAGCGCCGCTATCCGTCCCTCCTGACTGCCGGAATGTCCGGTTACGGTGATTAGCCCGTAGTAAGAGGTATGCCGGGATAACCTGGCAGCTCACTACGCGGGAGGCACTGAATGGACGGGTACAGCAACAGCCAGGGCGCAGGCTGGTGGCCAGCCGACACGGCCGATTTCGACCACGGCTCCGGCTTGGAGCGCAAGCTCTACGGGGACGACGGGTTCCGCAACTTCATCAGCTAGCGACGCCGCCGGCAGGTAGCATGGTGCCGCTAGTGCGAGTCGGAGCCCCCGGTCTGCTACCCGGGGGCTCTCGGCTGTCCGGGGTCCGATCACTCCCGCATGGCAGGACTCAGCGGTAAGCAAGTGATCGTCGACGTGGTGGCCGCGTCGGAGCAGCTGGTGCCCAGCCAGCTGCCGGAACTTCCAGCGGAAGTGCCCGAAGTCTTGGAAGCCAGCATCGTTGTTCCGACATCCGTTGGAGCCGGAGAGCTGCAGCCCTGGCCAGCCTGCACGCTCGGCCACCAGAACCACCCGGATGCCCGGTTCTGCGCGACGTGCGGGCTGCCCATGGGTGCGGCGGCCCCGGTCGCCGGCGAGGCACAGCGGCCCCGGCCCGCTGCCGAGCTGACCGCCGAGGAGCTGGCCGAGCGTGACCGGCAGCACCAGGCGGCGCTGGCTGCTGCCGCGCAGTTCGAGCGGCAGCAGCCGGACTACCGGCCGACCGAGGGCAAGGCCGTGCTCATCCACTTCGTGGCCGACGGGCTGACCGTGTTCGGCCAGGTCTGGTACCGCGGGCAGGAACTGGAGATCGGGCCGGACCACCCGCGCTGGACCGAGGCCGTGAGCTGGATCACCCTGGACAAGTACGGGCAGATTGACCGGTGGGGCGAGCAGAAGTTCGACTTCGGACCGTGGCCCGGGAGGCGGTCCTACACTGAGGCGGCAGGCAGCTTCGAGCAGCTGACGATCGGCAGCGGTGACAGCGCTGCCGCGTACGCCGGGCCGAGCGCGGCGGAGCTGGCCGCCGCGGACGATGCCGAGCGCCGCCGCGGCCGTGCCGTGCCGGCCCCCATGTTCCGGTAGCGCCTCCGATTTCACGGGCATGAGCGAGCCCGGTGAGCACCAGGAACACGAGGACCACGGCTGGGACATCAACATCCCGGACCATCCGCCGCGGTCGGACTCTCCCGAGTACCAGGCCTCGCGCGCGAAGCTGCACGAGCTGACGGGGGAAGGCACGTTCTACGGCGCTCCGCCTATCCAGGACCACCATGGCGGCGGGCTGTGGCTGAAGGACTCCGGTGGCTGGTTCTTCGTCCGCAACCTGGCCGGCATCGAGTGGAGCGCCCAGTTCTGTGCCGATCCGGCCAAGGTCGACCAGCTCCGGGTGAACGCCAGCAGACTCTACGCAAGTTTCCCTGACGCGGTAGAGGCGCTGGGCATCCGCGGGCTGCTCGACACGGCCATCACTGATGCTGACGGCGTGGCGAAGTGGACCGACAGCATCTGTAATGCTTCGGTGCCGCTGCCTGCGGAACTGCACTCCGGGGTGCTGCCGCGCGGCGGCGGTGTGCACCACTACCCGACCCCGATCACGGACATCGAGACATTCAAGCGGGACGACTTCACCCTGTTCGTCACCGACTCCGAGGGCCACCAGGCCGCGGTGGTGCCGGTCGCGCCGTACGGCAGCGGCGACCGCCGGGTGCAGGTGCTGTGGGCCGACGTCAGCTCGCAGGTGCGCGCCGGGCACATGACGGCCAGGGCGGCCGGCCAGGCGCTCATCCTGCCCGCGGACCATGAGCTGGCCCGGCTGGCGTTTGCGAGGCAGCAGTGACCTGGCCGGTACCCACGACGGATGAGCTGTCCGGCTTCTCCGGCCGCCCGGCGGACAGCTACAGCAGCTACGTGAACTCGGCGCTGCTGCAGTCCGCGGTGATGTTCACGATCATTGCCGAGCTAGGGGCTGACGACTACGCCGGGCTGTCGGCGGACCACCAGCTGCTGGCCAACATGGGCGTCATGGCGATGGCCGACTGGCTGTACCTGCGCTGGCCGTACCAGCAGGTGATTGCGAGCCCGCTGCAGAACGAGACGATCGGCTCCTACAGCTACTCCAAGCCCATCCAGGAGATGGCCCGCAACGCCCAGGCGCTGGAAGTCACGTCGGAGAAGACCGGGGTCGACATGTTCGACCTCGCAGTGCGGCGGCTGGCGAAGCGGCGCTCGATGAACGGTGTTTTCTTCGGCCAGATCACGGGGTTCGAGCACTTCGGGCGCGATGACGGGGCCAGGGTCAAGTGGGACCCGAAGGAGGGCCGGATGGTGCTGGTCGGGCCGGCCGACTTCAACAAGATTGACTTCCAGTTCTTCGACGTCAACGCCCAGTCCTTCCCGACTGACCCTGGCGTGTAGTAACGGGGTATGGCTGAACCGCGCCGCCGTCTCCTGGTCACCGGGTCCCGGGACTGGAATGACGCGACCACCATCTGGCGTGTCCTGAAGGTGGCCTGGACGTTCGACCCGGACATACTGCTGGTGTCCGGTGCCTGCCCGCGCGGGGCCGACCTGCTCTGCGAGACGTACTGGGACGAGTACCTGGGCGGCGGCACCGAGCGGCACCCGGCGGACTGGTACCCGAACGGGATGCTTGACCGTGGTGCCGGGCTCCGCCGTAACGAGGAGATGGTGCACCTCGGCGCCTGGGGCTGCGCGGCGTTCATCCTGCCGTGCGAGAAGCAGGACTGCCGGGGCCGGCCGGCAGACCGCGGGCTGAGCTACCACGGCACGCACGGGTCGGTGCACTGCGCGGATTACGCCGAGGACCACGGAATCGCGACGAGGAGGTTCGTTCCGATTCTGGCTGCATGAGGGGATGGCTGCAGTACTTCGGCCCGGCGGGCTGGTGGACACAGTGGTACTGGCCGGAAGACACCCGTGGCAAGGTCTGGAACGTCTTCCACGGCAGGGGCTGGCGAGTCGCATGACGCACCGGGCTCCTACGCCCGAGCCTGCCTGGCACAACTGGCGTGACCGGTCGTGGAAGCACCGGCTGGCGTACGACACGGTGGCCATGGTGGCCCTCACCGCGGCGTTCGCTACCGCGTTCATTCTCGGTGATCTGATTGTCTACGGGACGGTGCACTGGTGACTACTCCGCAGCCGTATGTTCCGTTCATCCCTGGTGCAAGCCAGCTGCGCATGTTCTACACCTCGGTTTGCCAGGTGCAGCGCCTGAAGCCGGTGCTGGATGCTGGCGGCGGCATGTCGCTGACGTGGAATGACCTGACCGCTATCGTCGACCCGGTGTATAACCAGCCGGGCCTGCTGCAGTGCCGCCTGGACCTGCTGTTCCTGCGGCCGGGCAAGGACCAGCCGATGCCGCTGGTGGCCGGCCGGGCACCGGACCGGACCGGGGTCTGCTACTTTGACCTGGCCGCCGACAGCGACGGCATCCCGCTGGTGCTGGCCGGCGACCGGCTGCAGTGCGTGTCCGGCCCGATCTTCGGCACGTTCGACATCCGGCTGATCCCTGACGTCGCGCAGTCGATGATCGGCGCCAGCCACGTGGAGACCCAGGTCATCGAGGTCAGCCAGATGCTGCAGCCGGGCAGCCCGACGCCGTTTCCTGGCAGCCCGCCGTGACCGGCAGGTGGCCGGTCACGCTGGAGGCCGGGCTCGCCATGCGGGCGCTGGCGTGTGAGGTCCGCAAGATGCGCCGGTACCGGGCCTGGTGGGTGCTGTATGACCCGGTGGCCTACGTCTGGCTGTGCCGGGCGGAGCGCCGCGGCGCTCTCGTTCCCTGGTCCGGATCACCGCCGTGAGCGCGCCGTGGTGGCACCCGGAGGCCGACCCGCTCGGCGACATCCGGCGGTTCTGCCGCGCCGCCGAGCTGGGCGTCCCGGTGGCTGACCTGGAGCGGCTTGAGGCTGCGCTGGACGACGTGGCACTGGAGGACGGGTGAGCGTCTACTTCACGGTGTACCTGGACGGCGCAGGCGACGAGCTGGACCGGCTGGCCCGCGGCCCGGATGCCAGGACCATCGCCGCGATGGAGGCGGCGCTGCTGCGCGGCTACATCATCAGCGAAGAGCGCGTGCACGTGATTACCGGCGAGCTGAAGGCGTCCGGGCACCCGCAGTCCTACTTCGACAAGTTCACCTGGACCGGCGAGATTGACTTCGACCGGAACCCCGGCATCTTCGAGCTGGCTCGCGGCGACGCACCGTCCAGGCACCACCCGGCCCCCGGCCGCCACTACTTCTTCGACCCCGGCGGCCACGAGTTCGAGAAGGGCGTCCGGCAGGCGTTCTGGGACTGGGTGACCGACGGCAAGGGCGGCGAGGCCCCGTCCGGCGGCTTGCCCTGGAAGAGCGGCGGCGACTAGGCGAGGGCCGGGTCCCCGTACTGGAACAGGGCACGCAGCGCGCCCGCTGTCTCCTCGGCCCGCAGCAGCAGCCGTTCGCGGATCTCCTCGCGTTCTTCGCGCGGGGTGTCCTCGTCGTAGTACAGCTCTACCTCGGCGGCGAAGTCGGCCATCCTGGTGTCCAGCTCGTTGGCCCACCCGGTGATCTCCTCCGCGTAGCCGGCCAGGTTCTCAAGGGCTGCCCGGTCTAGGCGCGGCCGGGCAGCGGCCTGCTCCAGGCGGTCGGTGAAGCTGGGTTGTTTGCTTGTCATGTACTGAGTCTCGCTACGGTGTCTGACCAGGGCAAACGCGCCCTGGCTGGACTCAGGACAGCGTTACCCGGGATTTGTCACGCTATTTGTCGTGCACCTGAGCAGCTGCGGCGCAAGAAACCGCCCGGTCACGGTCACGGAGGGCTGCTGACCCGGTTCCGGGCACCCCTGAGCTTCGCGAGGCAGCCGGGTAACGACCTGGTAACAGTGCCGCCGGGCCGCCCGGACGGCAGGCGATTAGCTGTGCGTGGATGACGTGGCGAGCGGTGCGGTCAAGTACCTGGCCGGCTTCAGCGACGTCACCTCGCTCATCGGGTCGTTCCCGCTCGGCGACCCGGTGACCCCGAACGCGGGCAAGCCCTGGCTGTTCTCCGACACCAGGCAGCTGGACGGGAACCCGGGC